GAAGGATTAGACGTTCGCGCCCTTGAACGTCTTGACGGCGTTCGGGTCAATGAGTCCCGTTGCACCACGAAGGATGCCGCGGTAGCTCACGAGCCCCGTGCCGAAGGCGAAGGAGCGGTCAGCCTCAATCGCAGGAGCGCCCGCGATTGCGGTGTAGATAGCGCCAAGGTCGCCGAAGGCGATCGAGAGAGCTTCGTCACCGTTATCAGCCAACGCGGCTGAATAGACTGGGAAGCCAAGCACCGTGTCTGGGCGAGTCTGATCGCCCGGCACGAAGATTGGGCGGCTTGCGCCGTCAACGAGTCCCATGACCAACCCAAGCGTGGTGTCGTTCATGAGGAAGCCGCGCTTCGCAGCGCGACGATACTGCTGCTTCACCGAATAGATGAGGCTCACAAGGTTGGCATACGTCGGATTGACGGCTGCGCCCTGAATCCCAACGGTTGCAGCGGCAGCAACGGCAGGAGCAGCAACTGCCCCGTGCGCGACGCTTAGCTCTGCAGCCAGCTTCTCAGTGGCCCATGAGGCTACGTCGAACATCTGATCCTGAACAGTCTCGATTCCGACCTGAAGGAGTGAAGCGTACTTCACTGGCGTCAGGCTGAGGGACGAGTTCGTGCCGTCCGACTCGCCGATCGCCGAGCCTTCGTTCACTGCGGCTGCAGTGCCGAGAGCGGTCGTTCGTGGAAGAGCAAGGACGTTGCCCTTCTCGAGCTGGATGACGGAAACAACGGCAGGGTCAACGAACGGGTTGACCTGACCAGCGGTGATCCAGAAGCGGTCACCCTGCTCAACTGCCTGCGTGAAGGTCGCCTTCGTGATGTCACGAAGCTCAACCGTGCCGCCGTCTCGGGCGATTCGGCGAAGCTCAGCGGAAAGGTCACGGGTCGACTCAGTCGCCGGGGCGAAGGCAACTGCCTTCTCCGAGCGAGCGGCGTCGGCTGCGGCACGGGCCTCAGCAGCGATCTTCTCTGACTGGATTGCGGAAGCAACAACTGAAGCCTCCGAAGTAAGGGCGTCAAAGCGAGCCTGAGCCTCAGCCGTAAGGGCTTCGCCCTTGGCTGCTGCATCTGCAACGATGCCAGAAGCATCCGTAAGCAGCGCGGCGCGCTTCTCAGCCAGATTCTTGATGCTGTCCATGTTGGACTCCTTCATCTTTATCTGGGTTTACACAATACGCCGAGCCACCTATCCGACGCTTCTGATGATCAGCCAGAAGAACCGTGGCGCGTGGGCTGTTGGGAGTTTATCCCTTCAACTGCTCCAACTTCAGGCGGGCTGCCACAATGGTGTGGTGCTCGCCAGCCGGGGCAGTTGTCTCAGTGACGACTTCTTGCTCGGGTGCTGCGCCCAACTTGGCGCGCACTGCGTCGAGCAGCGCCGTCTGATCAGCGTCAAGAGCGTTGCCAGCCTTGACGGCTTCAAGTGTCTCAACGAGAGCGTCGCCGTCCACGCCGATCTTGCTCGGCGCGATCTTGCGCACGGCGCTCAGTCCGAGCGTTGCAGGGTAGGCGGGCGTGTGTCCCGATAGGATTGACACCTCAAGAAGCCCGACTTCAGTCAGCGTGCGGCTGCCGTCTTCGTGCCACTGCTGCCCGTTCTTGGGCACGGTGAATCCGAAGGACTGGCCCATCGCCTTGGCTTCGTGCTGCAGCTTGCTGATGATTGCGGCGGCGTCTGGGTCGGCAGGGTCAAGGCGTGCTTCGACCTTCAGCCCGACCTCATCCTCAGTCAACTGCAGGCGCCCGCTCGCGGTCGTTGCCAGCATGCGGCTCTCATCATGACCATGCAAGAATCGGATCACGCGGCGCCCCTGCTCCGCCTGCTTGATAGCACGGGCGAAGGCACCCTTGGCGATGCGCTCGATGAAGGGCAGCCCCTGCGATTCGGAGTTGAAGACGGCAGCGTATCCCGTGAAGGTCTTCTGCCCATCTTCGCCTTCGGTGACGGTGAAGTCGCCGAGCGGCAGTGCGCGTGTTTCGTGTTCTCGTGCCATTGAGTTCTCCTCAAGCTGCGATGTGTTGTTGATACTATCCGCCCAAGCCAGCACGCGATCGGCGCCGTTTGTGTCTACGGGATTGACGCCCCAGAGTAGGGCGGCAACGGCTCCAGGGCCCGGGAAGTCAGGATGCTCGGCGTCACTATTCTGCGGTACGCCCTCCCAGTCGCCACGGTGTCGGCGAATCCACGCCGCCATGCGAACGACCTTCTCGTCATCCACTCGCCCGTCGGCAAGTTGGCGCGCTTCTCGGATGGTTGAATCCTGCAAGCCGTCGCCGCCGAGCCCGCCTTCGTAGGCTTCAAGCCCAGCCTTCGCTGCAGCTGCGACGTAGTTCGGGACGTTGACGATGGCGCGCTCTTCGTCCGTGATGAACTGCTCTGGCGTGTAGGCTTCAATCCCCAAGCCCTGCGCCATGGCGCGCACGTCTGGGTCGTTGTCGATTGCATACTCCAACTCTGTGCCGTACTGCTCCTTGAGAAGTCCGTACTTGTACTCCTTGAAGGCGAGCCCGGTAGCGAAGGCGCTGCCCTCAAAGTCGTTCAGGTGAATCTCCTCAACGCCAGCCACTCCGTACTCCTGCAGCCACGCGCGTGTCTCAGTCAGGCGGTCGATCTTGCGCGCGCTGACGATGATGACCTGCGCGTCGCCGCTCATGACCTTCTCGTTCAGTGCGTCAATCAGCGGCTGGTTCGGCTGCTCGTTCTCCAGCACCAGCGTGCCGTCTAGGTCAACGATGACGTAGCTCACGCCTGCGGCTCCTCACCTACGGTGCCGATGTTGAGCGGCTGGCGGAAGGCGTCACCATCAGGGCCCACTGGCGGGCGATCCTCAAGGGTGCGCACTTCGTTCAGGCTGAGGAAGCCGTTGTTGAGTGCCACGGCGTAGGCGTCGAATCGCTCCTTCGTCAACGGTCGCAGCATGCTGTCAACGTTGAACTTGATGAAGGTGGTGTCGCCAACGATGAGCCGCTGGAAGCCTGCTTCTAGCCGAGCGATGAGGCTGCCGAGTCCCAAGGTCAACCACTCTCGTGAGATGATCTCTAGGCTATTGAAGCTGGAGTTGCCCCCGGGCAGCTGTAGAAGATGCAGCGGTACGCCGTAGAGTCGGGCGATCGCCTGCGTGCCTGCTTCCATGTTCTCAACGATTGCCAAGTCTGAAGGATTGAAGCCCATGCTCTTGAAGTCGGCGCCGCCAGTAAGCACTGCAACCTTGTGCATGTTGCGCAGCCCTTCGTGACGTCGTCCGAAGGATGCGCGAAGGCTCTCTGCCTGATCGGCAGTCAGCTCTCCCGGGACTGTCACCAGTCCAGAAACTGAGGCTCCTTGGCTAAAGAACTGAGCCGCGTATTCTGTGGTCGCCTTCGCAAGTCCGAGCGTCGTCTTGTGGTGCTCAACTGGTGAGAGCCCGCGCAGATCTTCACCTACGCCGAAGAGCGTGATGTGCACGATGTCGTCAGCCGTCAAGTCAACGGCGCCCGCCGTCGTCTTGACGCGGTAGATTGGCGCACCGTTCTCGCCGCGCAGGATCGTGACCTTGCGTGGGTCAAGCAGGCGAATCTCGACAATCTCGGCACCATCACGCAGCACCATCAAGAAGGCGTTGCCGTCAATCATCAGGCTGCTGACGGTGCGATGCATCAGGTCGAAGCGGGTGTAGTTCGGATTGTTCGGCACTGGATTGTCAAGCCAGCGTGGGCGGGTCACTGGGCGGCGTACGCCACGGTCACGGATGAAGACGCCGACGGGCATGGTTGCAACGGTGTCGGCGTAGAGTTTCACGGCGGCGTACAAGGCCCCGATTGTGGTGGCGTTCTTCTCGTTGAGACTGGTGCCTGCGGCGTCGACTTCAACGTTCCACATGCCGCCGACGGCTCGCTCTTCGCTCTGACGTCCAAGAAGACGGTCAACGATTCCCATGTGACTCCTTACAACTCAATGAACGCGACTGATGCGCGCGGCTTCTCCGCAGGTGTTGCGCCTAGCGTAGCAGCACGCCCCCACGCCATAATGGCTGCCACGCACAAGTCAATCTTCTTGCCTGAGTCCTTACCCTTGCGCACCTGCACACCGTAGCGCGTCTGGTATGGCGTGGCGTTCCCAACGTGCCGCGTGAGCCGTGGATCGCCATCATGCTTGAGTCGTCCGTTCACCACGGCATCATAAAAGGCGGCGGTTGCTGGGGTCATACGCGCTGGGCTCTGGGGATGCTCAACGACGGGAAGGCCCGCCTGCTGCCAGCGTTCCATTGTTGCCTGCCACCTGAACGGGTCGCAGTTGATCTCCTTGACGGCGTACGTCTTGCAGAGTTCTTCCATCCGCATCTCGACCTCCTCAACGGGGACGCGCCAACTGAGGTCGTCGATCGGACGCTCCCAGAGTCCGAGCACGAAGACGGCGGAGTCCGTGGTGCGCACGCCGATCACCCCGGTGCTATCTGCCGAGAAAGAGCCGTCGAATCCGATCACCAGCGGGTCACCATCTTGCAGCTGCAGGCTGGTATCGGCGCAGGCGTCCCACGTCCCAGCAGGCAAGAACGCCTGCCCAGATGCCGCGAACTGGTTCAGGCGCTTCGTCCGAAACTCGGCTTCAGGAGTGCGCATCTTCGCTGAGGTCAAGTCTTCAAGGCTCAGCAGTGGCGGCGTTGAAAGCAGTCCGGGGTTGGCTTGCGCCCACTTCTCGGGGTTCGTGTAGGCGTCGTCGTCGGCTTCGTACCACGCCATCCCAAGCGTCGGGTCGTCATGCTCGCCCGTGATGCGACGCCGTGCCAACTGGTAGAGCGTGTACGCGATGGAGTCCATGCCCGTCTGATCCGTGCGCTGCCCAGCCGTGGTGATCGCCAAGAAGAGCGGGCTGCGTCGGGCGCCCATCGAGAGTGAGAGCACGTCGAATAGGTCACGGTTGGGCCATGCCGCCAACTCATCTGCCAGCACCAGCGTGGCGCTCAAGCCCTCCTTCGTGTACGCCTCCGACGACAACGCGCGCCAGATGGTGCCCGTGGGCTTGAACTCCAGCGTGTCACGAAAGACGCGAATCTGCTCAGCCAGCATGGGGCTCATCTCGACTGCGCGCTTGGCGTGTGCCATGACGAGCTTCGCCTGATCGCGGTCAGCGGCTGCCGAATAGATTTCACCACCCTGATCGCCGAAGAGTCCGAGCGCCAGCGGCACGGTTGAGAGCAGCGCCGTCTTCCCGTTCTTGCGCGCTGCGCCCACCATGAAGAAGCGGTGCGTGTAGGTGCCGTTGTCTTTACGCGCTAAGGCGTGGCGCAGCAGGTTGCGCTGCCATGGACGGAAGGTGATCGGCTCGCCTGAGAGCCCGCCGATGGAGTCCTTGGCGATTGGCACCAATGCTTCGCCGAAGTCGGCGACCTGATCACCCTGCGACCTGAGGAGGTCGGCTTCAGGTGTAGGCGTCAGCCAGCGCGGGGGCCAGTCGGCAGCGCCGCGAACTTCTCCCTGAACTCTTCGAGCAGTGTCCTTGCCTGCACCATTGCGATTCCGAGCCTTGCCCGGTCGCTTGGCGTCAGTCCCAGCGAGCTCATCCACTTGTAGATTCTCTCCTCCGTTGCGGTGCGCATCCCCCAAGCGGGGTGAGCGTAGGCGTAGCCCTTCTCCGTGTAGAGTACTACGCCGTCGACCTCCAGCCGCGCAGTGAGCTGCGCCAGCATCTGCTCATCCTTGCAGAGCATCGTCAACGCTTCGCGGTCGGACTCGGCAAGCCAGTCGCACGCCGACGTAATGCGCAGCCAGACGCCCTGACCTACTGGGTCAAGCCCTTCAGGCAGCGTCAGATTGTTCAACGGAGCCACGCCATTGCCTTGCTTTGCGGGCATGCGTGACGGCTTCAACGTCCCGCGTTTTGCTTTGACTTCGTTCGGCAATGGTTTAGGCGACGCCATAAAACCCCCACCCCCCACGGTTGGACACGCACACGCGGGGCTCGTCGCTGGATACCTTGAGGTTATTCATGCGCAGATTCTAAGCCCCCCTAGGTGTGCTTAGTTTTTCTGCCGTGGCAGGAGCGGCACAAGACAGATAGCAGGTGCTTGGGCACCACGGGCGACTGCCCCGGCAGAAGGGGCACGATGTGGTCAACGGTGAGGTCAGTCGTCGCTCGACATGCGAAGCACCACGGGAACTCTTCGCGCATCTCCTTGCTCAGCTTGCGCCAAGCAGGGTCAGCGTAGGGGCTGCGCCCGACTAGCCCGTATCGCTCACGCTCCCGCTTCGTGACGATCTTGTTGGCGCAGGGCTGGCAACGGTTGCCGACGCGCTGCAGGATGCCGCAGGTCAGGCACGCACGGGCGAAGCGTAGGGGGCTCACGCTTTGAAGTTCGGCAGCGGCAACACGCCAGCCACAATGAAGCTCAGGGCTTCGGCGACTCTCTCGCCTTCAGTGTCCCAGAGTTTCTCCAGCACCTC